AGCAGTGCTGGTGATACCCCCCATTCACTATGGTACTAACATGATATCTTGTCACATTCTCATCATAGTCAGCCCATTGTAATGTATTGATATATTCTGCAATCATCTCAATGTGCTCTTCTCTAGACTCTAGAGTAGTTCGTTCCACTGGGAGGAAGTTCCTAAGCCTTGAAGCAAGGTAGATTACCAATGATTTACGTGCATCATGTGGTGGATTACTTCCTATTTGACATGCTGCTTCCACCAAGCAAGGTAGAATCTTAATACCATTCATTTCGATGGTATCGAACTCTATTGCGGGGCCTACTGATGTAAATCTATTCTTCTTAACTTGCTCTATTGGTAGGTCAACCCCATTAACACCATAGACAAACTGACCTCTACGATGGCGTTCTGCCCTCTCACAGATATCATCCCATGTCCATGATAGTAACTCCTCACTCTTGAGAGGGATACTCCACCTACCTACATGTTGTTTGGCGTTGTAGGAGTTAGGGATACGGATGAGTCTAGCCATGTCGAAGGGCACAGTAGGGTCCATGCAAGGCAAGTCGAGTGCTTCCTTCCAATCACTGATGACCTTCTTTCCAGCGGCCTTGATGAGAGACACTTCACTACCAGTAGAAGGCCGGTGTGTCTTGGAGAGTTTCACCCATATATGGAACCCATTTCCACTGAACCATACAGCATGTCGTATGTCCTTGTCCATGAGTAGTTGGTGGGTGCGCCTTACTTGCTCCAGCACCCTGTCGCCTGGCACGTCAATCACTATGCTCCCTGTCCTAGCCTTCTTATCAAAGTCCAGCACAAAATTTCTCACTATTGCAGTGTTGTACTCAGCACGCTTGCCGCTTGGCTTCACAGCCCTGTAGCCATACACACTGGTGTAGGCACACTGGCTGTTCCTGAGCGAGGCCCAGTACCTCTCGAGTTCCTCGGGGCTGTGAACTACCTTGCGGAACAGTCCTACCTCACGGGGGAAGTCGAAGTCAATTATGGTCATTCTAATCCCTCTTGAACTTGGGACACAGGTCCATGTAATCACAGTGTGAGCATTTGAAGTCTGCCTTAGTCACAGGGAAGTCCTGCTTTAGGTACATATTGATGAGTTTATTCAGTGACGTTTGCATCGCTCTTTCACTGACCTTCTTAGTTGGCTCGTAATCCAATCTATCAACAGCACTGTAGCGCCACCCCCAATGAGTAACTACTTGGTCGTTGAGACCTACAGCCTCAAGTTCTTCTGGAGTTGATAATTCGATAAGCATCTTGTAATACGCCATTTCCATGCGCATTTCTGACATCTTCCTGTCATGCCACTTCCCAGTCTTTAATTCCATGAGAGCCAAACCACCTTGACCATCAGTGAATACCCTATCAATGATGCCTGTGAGTTGCACTTCTATTTCTTTTCCATCAACATGGAATGTAGTCCTAGGTGATAGTTTCACTTCATTAGCCACGGGTAAGAACTGCTCAACATCAGTGTGTGTAAGTCTCACAAGTTCATTATTCATCAGCCATGTTATGTTGTGGTCGTAATCACGCTCATAGAATGGTTCCTTTCTAGAAGACTCCCTTCTCATATCTATGACTTCTTCTTTACTGGGCAACCATGAACGGAAATGTTCTAACACTTTCCTGTCATGCCCTCCCTTTGCTGCCTTCTGTAGTTCTTCTAACTCATCTTGCTCTGCCTTGATATAGAATGCTTCCATGCTTTGATGCACGTCGTCACCTATTACTAGATAGTGACGTTGTTCCTGCGGCACCTTGTAATTCTTGGATAGCCATAGTTGTTGGGAGCACCATTTGGTATTCGCTAGAGTGGATTTACTTATTCGTATGACTATACCCTCTTCACCCATTTCAGGAGTCCATGCGTAAGACGACTTGTCGTCATACACCATGGGTCGATGGTCATCCCCCATCACTCTTCACCCTTCTTTTCTATGGCTACAATTAACAAGGTCAAGTATCCTATAAGGTCATAGTAAATGTCTAAGTCACTCTCTATCCCTTCACTACCTCTAGCGAGGCGAGACAGTTTGTCGTCCATACGTATCTTGATTAGTGCTGAAATGTCCTCTTCGCCTTGATAGAATACCCTTAGTGGGTTCATCACACTATCGCCATACTTCTCATTCTTCTCTCGTAGCATATGTGCTACACGTTGAAGCACAAAGTCAGTAGGGATTTGGTCCTGACTGTTCTTGTTCAGATGAACTCCTCCAAGGTGGTCTGTCTCGTCGCTTCCGGCATGAACTCATGCAGTGTTGTTTGTCTTTCTTCTTTCTTCTTTCCTTCCATTATATCACCACCACCCATAGGCCTTGGGACTGGGAGCACCTAATGCTCTGCTGAGGTCCCAAGATAGGGTAGAGTAAACACTGTCTAACTTGGTGTATAGCATTTTCTTCAAAATCATTTCAGAATTAAGAGTGTACCCTTCTAAGTCACGGGGTGTCCGATAGGCCATAATGCCTGGTGCTTCTTCGATGTAGGTCCAAGGTACCGAGTCCCCCTTACCGAACTTATCACTATGAGTCTCGTTGTAATGGGTGGCGGCCTTAGATGCACCACCTAATACCTTGTAGTCCTTGAGGTGCATGCCGAGTCTAGTTTTCATGGAGACATCATTGAGGTCAATGTCACCCTTTCTCACACTCATTGCTATTGGGTGTACAAACTCTTCGACTTCACCCTCTGTTGCTCCATTACAAATCAACTCGAATACACCTCTCTGTATCTTCTTGGAGATTGGTGATGTGTTAGACGCTTTCATTCCGAATCCAGCAACTTTGAGTTTACCGCTGTCTTCCTCAGGCCAAGCCACCTTACCGACATACCTATTCTTCTTGGTTAACAACCAGTAGGGCATCCACGCTTCCAGTTCTGCGAATAGCATGGCATTGCCTGTGTCACCTTGCACCGCCACTGTGATACGCTCGGCTAGGGCGTGAGCCTCATCCACACTAGGCACTTTAACAAAGGCTGAATCTGTATGCCCATAGAGACATTCAAATCCATAGGTAGTGGCCACACTATCTAACAGTTTGATACACCTACGACCCTCTTGGGTGATAGTGTGCGCTATATCTGCGTCAGCCCATCCATATCCTATGTGTGCTGTCATGCCGTACAGGCTAGCCATTACACGCTTGACTGCCATTTGAGTAGTGTTCCAAGCGGCCCTCTCTTCAGGGCTTTTGGCGTTACGCATACGGTCCTTGCATATTGAACGGTACTCGAACAGATATTCAACCACAGATGGTAGGAGGCCTTGTTCGGATTGGTCCCAGTAAGAACCGTTCTCAAGTTGAATGATGTTTTCACCAGGTCCATCCCGTTTGGTTTCATACGATAGGTTGTTCCCTAGAATTAGTGAGGGGTACAACCCTTTGTAATCTATCACTGCCACTCCTTCATGGAGTCCAGTGACACAGTTGAGGCCTACTTCAGCCCCTTTGAGTTTGTCTATTTCACCAGCCTTGAATCTACTTGGTGCTTTCTTTGTTGTTCTACGAGATAGTAGCCCGCGAGCGAAGTTGGTGACGTTGCACGCTGATGGTAGACTGACACCACAGAGGCGCACCATCTCGATGTAGAAGTCAGTTACATTTCGCGCTTCATCTATCCCCCTAAGTAGGTGAGTATCTAGAAAGCAGTAGTCTACGAAGTCATCCCAGTATTCATACCATCCATTGTGAACGTCCATACCTTCTATTTCTTCAGTGAGTTTAGACCCCAACCCTACAGTTTCAGCGATGTCATTGAGTTTGAGTGATGGTAGTTGCCCCCCACCACTGTCCTTCCAAACACGCTCGAAACCTGTACCACTACTGGCTTGTGCTGCTGTATCGAATTGCCATCTACCTACTATTGGTTGGTCGGTAGGGTCGTATCTATCCTTACCTCTCTTCACTCTACGTATCTGACCCACAGGGCTGAGTCTTTGTGGGTTAGGTATCCTTTGTAACAGGTGAGGGATATCAAAGAAGGAGCCTGCGTGTGCTATCATCATGTCAGGGTCACGCTCCTGCAGGAATGAGACGAAAGCCTCATGGAGTTGAGACTCTGAACCATACAATCTCAATTCATATGACACGTCACGTACCTTACGATAGTAAGGTAGTCCAGTCATGTTATCGTAGGAGCAGTTCGTTCGCTCGTCAGCCCAAGCGAAGACTACTGGTGTGTCTAAGTCGCTGTCGATTACAGCAATTACAGTGGTGAATGGGTCATCCCCAGTATCACATTCTATGTCGAACCACCACTTACGCGGGTTCCAAACAGGCATCTCATGGACATTGTCGATGAGCCACCTATCTGTGAATCTAACATCAGCCTCGTAGGTTTTGTCAAACTCTTGTCTCATACTGAAGATGTCAAAGGGGGATTCTACTACCACTTTGACAAGTGGAGTGCCATCCAAACCTATCGCCCGCTCATCTGTTATTTGTGTGCCTGGATAGCGCGCTAACAACCGGCGCTTCCTATAGTCACCAACATTAGCAGGTATCCAAAAATAGGGTTTGTATCCCTTGATAGTATCCTCAATGAGTTCACCATTGCTATCCCTATAGCGTGTGTAGAGAATAGGAATCTCACCGTTGACATAGAAATCATCGACTATCATTCAATCCCCTCTCTTGTCCATCACCAATAAGACATGGTCCTTGGTGGTGTGGCGGAATATAGCGACAAAATCATTTGCAGTGTATAGTTCTACTGTGCCACTAGGAATTGTGAGGAGAGCGTGAGGTAACCAACCACCAAATATAGATGTGCATGGCTCAGGAGGGCCGTCACAGTCTTCAATATCTATACCTACGCTCATTCTAGCCCCTCCTTTGTTGCCGATGTTGATGGTCCACATGGCGCTGTTGGTATCAAACTCGCACTCAATAGGCAGGTCCTTACCTATTATTTTCTCACTGGATTTGACTTGGAAGAGGTCTTCGGAGTTCACCTTACCATAACAAGTAAGTGCTCGTCCGGCCCATGTCTTCCAATGATTACTTTCAGCCTCATTGAGCAGGGCCTTTGCCTTACTGACACTCTTGAAAGAGTGCACATAATCAGTGGTTGGCAGATTGAGGCTAGTCTTCCCTGATATAATCCTCAAAGTAGAGTCCTTCGGTTGCCATAATGTAATCATGGAATCTTTAGGCAGACTCTTGATGAAAGTCAATGCTTTGTGTAAGTCTGCTATCACTATAGAGCCGGAGTCTGTTATGTCAGCACTTACTGACGTGTGTAGCATGTGGGTGGGTAGGGCTACAGTGCCACTCAGTCTCATTTGGTGGGCTTTGAGACGCAGGTCCCCCACACCTGGCCCAAAGCCCGTTAAAAATGAAGTGAGAGAAGCCTTCCCGAGTGTTATTTGGGTGATTCTACCCTCTCCTTAGAGCAGTCCCTCGATTTCAGCGAGGCTTCGCATACATCGTATATATCAACTTTTCGGTCCGGTTCATTACACGCACACATAGTGGGCCAAGGTTCCTTTTCCCCATTAGAGGCGTAACCCACCTCTACGCAGACTCCTGTGCCCCCACATAGGGGGCAAGTCATTGTCCCTCACCCAATAGTTCGGGCAGGCCGTGCCACTTGAGTGGCTGGTCTTTGTAGGTCGCCATCACAAGCCTAGTTTGGTCTAGTAGGTGGGGCTTAGAGCGTGATTTGGTGAAACTTGCCTCATAGCGAGTTTCGCCTGTTAGTCGCCCTTCATCGTCCCTAATCTTGTTCCTAGACATCTCTATGATGGTGTGTAGGTAGTTACTAGTTTGCTTTTCCCATTTGGGGTATTTCTTACCCGTCATGGAACCGTCTGCCTTCTGTTCATAGTTCCAATGCGTCTCATAGACCACATTGACTCCTAATCGAGTTAGTTCACGGCACATAGATGTCAATTGGTGGAACCTAGTGGTTCGGATTTGCCAATTAAACCTCATACCTACCTTCTCTTGAGGACTAATAGACGCTCCAATACCGTCTGGAGCGGTTCCTAGGTCTTCAATGAACATACATGACTTAGCCACGCTATCCCAAAGGTCTACTGCAGTCACTAGGACTGTGTGTAGACGTGGTCCTTGGTATCCTGGGTCTAATTGCACTTTGGCCCACGTAAGAGCCTCAGTGACTATCTTCATGACCTTGTTGTGTGTAGAAGGGTAGTCGTAAGCCGTTCTAGACTCACCTGCCTGCATTACCCATGGGTTCTGACACTTGAACTCACTTCGCCTGTGTTCATAGAAAGAATCCCTAAGGCGTTGTCCACCACCATCGAAATCGACAATGAGGCAACACTGTCCTTCTGGAATGCCGTTGAGGGCTATTGCAGTCTTGCATGTCCCGTCATCACCAATGATTCCAGTGAACTCGCCTGTGATAGGCTCTACTTCTTCAGCGAACCAATCGTGCTTCTGAGCATTTACGAGAGAAGGGTATTGTTCCTTCCCTGGGTGCTTGTGTTGACTTTCGGGTGGCTGTTCAACAAGGGCCTCTTTGTCCTTCAGTGCTTTGAAACCACTCATCAGTTACCACCACTGAATTGGCCTAGACTTGTGTCGCCACCTTCACCAGCAGGTATCGCTAGTCGTGGTGGTGCATAGATGCCTGTTGCTTTGATAGTAGGCACTTCTCCTTCGTCAGTGACTCTTATTCCGAGACGACCGAAGATGTAGACTTGAGACCTAATTGCGTAAGGCTTTCGACCTTCACGTCCTTGATAGTCGAACCCGTGGTTGACATCACCTAGGAAGCCGTGGACTCTCACAGACACCTCACGGCGCCACATGTTGTCTACAAACTCCCTTTGTAATTGGAACGAGGACACACGCATGGTGTAGTCCTTACCCCAAGGGTCGAAATCACTGTCATATCCCACTCTGTTAATGTCAGTGACTCGTCCACTGATACATACTAGCGGCCCGATAGGGTTGTCGAATCCTACTATGGTCTCAGACTGTTGCTGATAGACTTCCATGAGTTCGGTGAGGTCTGCTACGTAGCAATCCATTCCACTCATGAGTATCTCACCCCTAAGGTATTGTCGGTCTTCCTTGTCAACAAAATCGTCTGTGTAGGCGATGTTGGCGAAGAAGTTGTTTGCTCCTCTATAGACATCTTCCCACCCTGGACTGATTGTGTTACCTTGTGGTCGTACCCGTATTTTGCAAGGATATCCTATATCAACAGGTTGTGACACACTGTCTTCAGTGGAGCCACTAACATCTATTCTCAATAGTTGCATTTCGTCACTGAAGTGCTCTATTGTGTTACCACTGAACCGATAGGTGCGACTATACAGGTATGGGCCTATAGGTTCACCATGTCGAGCCCAATCAGGATTGTTCTGTAGTAGACACAGCGTCATTCCACTGTCTCTAATGAGGAACCAAGGGTCTTCGCCTTCAACGAACCTCTCCTGTGTGGAGGCTACTATTCCTCCTCCCTTCTCGAGCATCCATACTCCGGTCTCTACAAAGGCACGTGCTACAATACCATCTTCGATAGCCTTGTTTAGGTCCGCCCTAGCGTGCTCGAGTGCTTCGTTACGCACTCTTTCACGCTTATCTCGTATCTTGCTCTCCACTGCCACGAAGCACCCGACCAGTTCTACACTGTTGCCGCCTGGTGTTTGCATTACTCTCCTTTCTACTACGAAGGTCTCTGCAGCGTCGACGAGGAAGTCCTCATCTTCTTCATGTGGGTTGACTATACCAAGATGCTCCTCGATATACTCAAGATACTGCTTAGTAGCAGCCTCTTCTGACATGCCATGTTGCTCGGCATACCAATGCAGTCTT